TGTTTCACATTCACGAATGCTTTAGTAAAGGAATGGCATGGAAAAGACTTCAGAAAACTTCACCCGTATAAAAGCAAGTCAAGTGCACTTAGGTATATTGAAGCACACGGAGGTATTGAAGCACTTACGACCGGGACATTGGGTTATTCTATTGCCCCTACTGCCTGTGTTGATGGGGATGTGGTTAGTGCTAGTGTTGGGTCTGGTATTGCTCTTGGCTTTGTATTTGCCGGTTGCGGGCTATTCAAAGGTGAAAAAACTGTACTCAAAATAGAACTGGCTAAATGTCGGTTAGGATGGAGCATTAAATAATGCCAGTAGCAATTCCCGCATTCTTCGCTGCCATAGGCAATGCCATAACTGGGTATTTAATATCAGTCGGCATCTCCTATACCACGGCAGTTTTTATCGTGTCCGTAGGAGCGAAGCTGATAGGCTTGGCGCTGCTCGGAGCTATAGCCAACAAGCTGATCGACATACCTGATCTGGATGATACAGCTAAGTCAAATCTGATCACAGTCCGGGGAACCCTAGAACACCAGCGCATTCTGTACGGTGAGACATTACTTACCGGGCCGCTGTGGTACTTGAATACAGCCGGGACTCATAACCAATCCCTGTACCATGCCATAGTCCTAGCAGGGCACCAGATCGAGGACATCACTGATGTCTGGCTAGATGATGAGATTATCCCGGAGGCAGCTATTGATTGGGCGGGTGATGGCTCTGTTGATAGTGGGTGGCTTGCTGGAGATACTTCGTTACAGACTACTGCTTACTTTGATAAGTTCCTTGGTACGCCTAACCAAGCCGCATCCCCAGACCTAGTAGGCGCATTCTCGGAGATTAACAGTCAGCATCAAGGCAGGGGCATTGCTTGGTTCCTGGTGCGGTTGGATTTCTTTGATGGCCAGACTGACGTATGGTCGGGTGGCGCTCCCCGGAACTATAAGGCATTAGCCAAGGGCAAGTTGGTATACAATCCGAATAGTGACAGCACTACGGCATGGGGAACCGGGCCGCATCGCGTTAACAGTGCACCGACTTGGGAGTATAGTAATAACCCGGCATTGTGCTGGGCTGACTATATGATTGATGCCAACCTTGGATTCGGTGAAGACCCTGCCCGAATTGAATATGGTTACGTCGCCTCGGTAGCTGCGATCTGTTCTGCTTCGGTCGCTACTCCGAACAGCGACACCACTGAGCGGTTCAAGTGTAACGGAGCATTAAGCACCGCCCATGCTCATCGACAAAATTTAGAATCAATATTGTCCTCGGGCAATATGACTATGGCTCTGGTACAAGGAGTCTGGAAACTACGCGGATGGGAGTATGAGACTCCTGCCCTAGCATTTGGTGATGATGACCTACGCGGTGACATCCAGATCGAATTGTCCACAGACGCGGAGAAACGCTTCAATACAGTCAGGCCATACTTCATAGACCGGGACAGAAGGTATCAGGCAATGCAAGCCCCGTCAGTTACCGCCAGCGAGTATGTCGCCCGGGACAATGGGGAAGTCTTACACAAAGACATTCAGCTGCCTATGACGACTGATATATATATGGCACAGCGGCTGGCTGCTGGACTACTAGAGCAGAGCGACCTGCAACGGACTGTAATATACCCATCCAATTTCAAGACGCTCCCGGTAGAGATAGGCGGCACCATCATGCTATCCAATACCAAGATGGGCTGGGATCAAGATACCTTCCGCGTAACCAATTACAAGATCAATGACATGAAGGGCATTGACCTAGTGCTACAGGAGGATAACGCTGGGGCGTATACTGACGTAGCTACTGATGAGTACACCGTTAGCTCAGAGGGAGTCTACACCAAGAACAACCCCGGAGTACCCGCGCCAACTAACTTTGATGCTAAGTCTGTTGTGGATGGGGTATTGATAAATTGGGACCCACCTGCTGCTAGGCTATATGAACGGGTTCAAATTTATAGAAGCATTACCAATAGCTTCGGGGTCGCAACCAAGATTAAAGAGACTCGCAATACCAATTATATTGATGTTCCGAATGCGCAGGGTCAATTTTACTATTGGGGCAGGTCAATAAATTATGCTAGTGAAGTAAGCAGCCCTACTCCTGATGTTAATAGTGGGGACATTGTTCGATGGGCTGAAGATACCTTCTCTATGCTGGCTGATCCTACCTTTGAGAAAACACCGCTTGGTGTCGGTCAATCAAATAACTTTTGGACCAAGGTGGATTCATTCGCTTTCGGGCCAGTTGACTATAAAGGTTATGCATCAATAAACTCTGATAGTGGAGGAATTAAAACAGCATACCTACATCATGTATTTGTTATAAATTCAGAACAACAAGCAAATAATCAAGCAGCTATTTTCAATACTAAATTCGTACCAGTTATTGAGGCAGCCAGATATCATTTGAGCGTCGTGTACCGGGTTCCAGTTTTCACAAGCATCAAATCAGGATACTTAGAAGTAGAATTTCAAGGCCGCTTTGCTCACACTTTGCAAGGAGCCAGTTGGGCACAGCTGAATCTTGAAAGGATAGTTACTCCAATTAACTCAGTGGGCTGGACTACCTTTTCTGCTGAAGTGCTCTATAGTGATCTATCATTCTCAACTAATAGCGCGACCATGATAGGACTTGGATTAAATTATCAGGCACGCGCTGATACTACAACTGGTACGTTACATATTGATATTGACAAAGTCATATTGAAGGAAATACTATGATCTTCATTTCCGCAGGGCATCACGCCGCCGCGCCTGGGGCTACCTTTGAACGGTTCACTGAGCATGATGAGGCCGTTAAGTGGGCTGACGTATTTGATATCAAGATGGGGACTGGCTGTGCGTTAGTTCCCCCGGGAACACTGCAATCCAAAGTGAACTTCATCAACGCTCGGATAATGAATGGCGACATCACTATAGAGATTCATTTTAATAGCGCAATGAAAGATGGCAAACACGTAGGCCGAGGATGCGAAACTCTATACTATCCCGGGAGCGAACCCGGTCTACACATTGCTACGCTCTGTCAGGAGGCTCTATCAGAGTGTTTCCCTCCCTCCCGAGGGGTTAAGGAGGGATGGTACAAAATGGATCCAAAGCGTGGGCCTGACTTTTTTCTCGCTCGAACTAAATGCCCGGCAGTTATCATCGAACCGGAATTCGTACACCACTCAGCACTAATAATTGAGAACCGAGAGATTGCGATAGACTTATTGGTTGATAACTTGAAGGAATTTAATGATGGCTGATGAACAAATGATAACGGTGACTATCATGAAATGGGTAACAGGTGCTATCTTATCTATCGGTATCTGGGTTGGTTCTATCGAGCAACGGCTGCGTCACAAAGCTGAAAAGGCCGATATAGCGAAAGACCCAGTTGAAGCAGACACCATTACGATAGCTCTGGACGATGTCAATGCGTCTTTGAAATCAGTTCGCATCGCTCAGGATCGAAACAATACTGAAATCATTAAGCTAGGCAAAGGTGTGGCTACGCTTATGGAGAGGACAAAATGAGTATATCATCGAGAGCCAAATTGGCTTGGGGAGTAGGCATCGTGGTGAGTTCGCTGAGTGCAATATCTTTAACAATTGCTTTATGGGCTAGTGTCGGTTGGACTACGCCCGCCCAGCATAAGGCTGATATCGACGCAATGATCGCAACGCGAATGGTGTCTGAGAAGAATGTCATCGACGCCATTAAGGAATCGCGTGACGAATGGAAGTGCGATGAGTACGAGGAGGAGTTGATTGATGCTCTACACGAGCAGGAGGATGGCGACAATTCAGTTGAGTTGCGTCGCCTGATCGAGAAGATAAAAAAGAAAATGGATACTTTAAACTGCGACAGATTTGAGGACTTCGGATGAATATGTATAGTTGGTTATGGATTGCGTGGGTGGCGATGTTCTGTATCGTCGAATACTTTGCTATTGCTAATAACATTCCCGGGGATACCCTGAGCGAGAACATCTGGAAGCTAATCGGTACTGGGTCAGAGCGATCCGGTATCAATTGGTTCTTTCGGGTAGGACTAGCAGCGGGATTCGCTTGGTTGGTTCCGCATTTCTTTACGGGCTGGAACTGGTTTAGGAGGAAGAAATAATGTTTGGTACATTACTGAAAGGAGTGCTTGGCCCTATCGTTGACGGGTTCCTGAAGTTCATCCCCGACAAGAACAAACGGGAGGAGGCAAAGGAACAACTGGAAGGCCAGATGTTGGTCGCTATGACTTCGCTAGTACAGGGCCAACTGGAAATCAATAAGATGGAGGCCCAGCATGGAAGTATCTTTGTGGCTGGATGGCGACCCGCAATTGGATGGATTTGCGGTATTGCCCTCGGATGGAATTTTATTATACTCCCGATTGCTTCTTGGGCAGCCTTCCTCAGTGGAGCAGATTTGGAGGGAATGCCTGAACTTGATACAGGTCAACTTACCACTATCCTCCTCGGCATGCTTGGTCTGGGTGGACTGCGGACATATGAGAAGCGACTCGGAGTTGCACGCACTGACGTCGCTGGTGGCTAATGACGCCTGAATTCTATCTCAGCGTACACCCGCTCATCATCCTCAGCGCACTCCATTAGTAACTTCTTAACGGTGCGCTCGGAGCAGTGGTACTTAGACATCAGTTCTTTGTAGCTCAGTTTAAGGCTCATGAAGTCCCGGAGTATGTCTGAGCGATACTCTGGGATGGAACTCAATCGCCTGTCTATGAGCAGATGTTCTTCGCGGATGAGTTCGATTGCGCTATCGCTGACAAACACTTCTTGTTGCGCTGCTTCTTCGACTGCTTTCATAATCTGGTCGATGATTTCGTTGACGTGCTTCTTAGAGTATCTCATTCTGGGTGCCTTAGTAGGTTGTCTAAATGGTCGAAGTTAATTCTAGTATACCAATACTGAACAGAGTGATGCTTTAATTCATCATAAGTCCAATGCGGTTTATCGAAGGGCGGCAAGTCATTCCAGTCCAATAGTATGTAACAGCGCCGGGGATAGTTTACCCGGATCAGCAGCCAACCCTTACGCATAATGAGGAAGTGTCTTTGGTTCTCCTCCTTATGGTACTGGCCCAAGTGAATACCTGTCGTTGGCCTGACTGGTAGTTTCTTGACCTCCTTCAATTCAACCCAGCTATTGCCGTGGTGATAGTAGGATACGTCGCTGGTGCCGCCTCCCAGCAAGTCCTCGTGACGTTTGGCGTGGTGCCACCTGCCTCTCATACCTTTATTCAGATATGACCACAAACTTTTCTCAGCCATTATGTATCCTCTGATCTGCCTGACGATTGGTTCATTACGCTTCGTGCTGTTCGCGCACAAGGTCCAAAAAGTTCCTGACCTGGTTCTGAAAATCGGTTTGATCGCTTTTTTATCCACCAAATGTTCAGACCCTGTGGTACATAGTCAGCAGTGGTTTCATAACTTTTATAGTAGCCAGACACCGTGTGCCTTATTGTCTGCCAGCCTGATGGTCGATATTTCTCATCACAACTGCCATAATAACTAAGGATCATGCTGCTGTACCCAAATATTGATCTTTCTTCAATTTCAAAAAGTCCTCGGGCTTAGTTACCCGGTACCAAGTGCTCACGAAAAATATGCGGCTGTACCCCGGCAGTATCTTGCCCTTCACAACCAGAAATTCTCCCGGGGATACTGACTCGATCATTGGCTTGCCCATCTGCTTATACTTGTAACGTCCGATACTACAGAGCAACATCCCAGTATCATCCTCCATTAAGAATGTCATCTTCATGGTGTTCTCTTTCAATATCTTGCCGCCGCGCTTCAGCACTGACGACTCCTCATTCAGATCGCGGATAGACTTGCGGACCAGTCGCCCAATGACTACATGCTCGTGCTCCGTCCCATCCTCCTGAACGTCGTGCGTAAAGCATAGCGCAATGTCGCCAATCTTATAGGCTTTCGGGTTCTCGTATACCGCCCGGAACTGATCGGTGACAGGCCACAGCTGATCATACGGCGTTATCGGATTGTCCAGCAGCTTCTGTAGTCCGGCAGGCAAGGTGATGCCGTTATCGCGACAATTGATTATGGTCATGGCTTTCTTTTCACCAATGCCTTTGACGTTGAGTAATCCTCCGAGCAGCTTACCATCCTTTAGCGACCAATGAAGTCTACTTGATTGCGCGTCAACCGGAACATAATCCATTCCTTCTTTGGATAGTTCCCGGAGCAGACGTAGGGCTTGGTCTGGGTCTTTGGTATGCCGGAGACAGCCTACTGCGAATGCCCCCGGGTGATGCGCCTTCATCCAACAGCACCAATAGCTTACCATTCCGTAGCTGACTGCGTGAGACTTATTGAAGGCCCATGAGCCGAAGGTCACGAAACTATCCCAAATCTTCTGCGCCTCCTTCTTAGGCATACCGTTACTCATGGCGCCAGTGATGAACAATTCCTCGAACCCCATGAATGATTCGTCACCCTCTCGATTGCTCATGAGCTTGCGGATGTTCGCGGTATCGGCCCAGCTGAAGTTGCCTAGTTGCCGGGTGCATATCATCACTTGCTCTTGGTAGACAATGACTCCGAAAGTCTCTTGTGTAATGTCTTCCAGAAGCGGGTGAAGATAGGTAATGCTTTTTTCCCCAGTTCTTCGTTCAATATATTCTGCAGTTCCACCGCTGTTAAGTGGTCCCGGTCTAGCCAAAGCTGTTGCAGCTGAAATGTCATTGAAATTCTTAACTCCAGTCTGTCTGACGACACCTTGTAGGCTCGGACCTTCAAACTGGAAGATGCCGGCATATCTTTCTTCATTGAGAACATCGAATGCCCCTTGATCATCGAGTGGTAGATTATAAAAATGATGGAAGTCTATCCCGGCCACCTCGCAAGCGTCCTGTAGTACCGTAAGAGTCCGCAGGCCTAGTGCGTCGATCTTCAGCATGTTGAGTAGCTCACTGCCTTTCTTTTCGACCTGAGCCACTCCGTTCCTAGACTTACCGCAGAAGTCAGTGATCGGTTCGTTACAGATTATGAGTCCTGCGGCGTGCTGTCCGGTCTGTCGGGCGTGCATCTCTATCCGACCCGCTAGTGCTATCTGCGGATACTTCAGCTTGAGTTCCTTGCCCACATCCAATAGGTTCAGCGTATCCTCTAGGCAAAAGCCTAACCGGGCGTCACCTCCTGATCGCTCGATGATGGCATCCTTTACTGCCTTGATCTCCCACTCCGGTATGTCCAGTACCTTAGAGAAGTCAGTCAGGGCAGACTTCGGTTTGTACCGCATAATCGTTCCAAGCCTAGCCACTCGGGCGTGCCCGTACTTGTCACTAAGATAATCAAAAACCATGTCCCGGTAGTCATCAGGAAAGTCGATATCAATATCCGGGAAGTCAAACCGATTGACGTCGATGAACCTTTCAAAGATAAGTCCGTGAGGAATAGGATCAACCTCAGTGATACCAAGAAGCCAGCAGACAAGACTACCAGCAGAACTACCCCTAGCTGGGCCGACGAGCATATGTTGCTTAGCAAACCTACACATATCAGCAATAACAAGAAAGTAATCAGCAAATCCTTTTTCATCTATCAACTCCAGTTCGTGCTCAAGTCTATCGTTATATTCTTCATTCTCATCGAATCCCCGGGCAACCATCTGCTCCATACATTCGGTGACGATGTCGTCCATTGGGTGCTCGCTACCGAACTTAACATTGGTTGCTACGGGTAGCTCGTCAACCTGATAATCCTCCCAGATTTGAACCGACCTATCGAGCGCCTCGAATCCGTATCGGTCTATCAGTTCAGCCTCCCCGAGAAGGTGCATAGGCTCACCTCGTAGGACACCACCTCTAAGGGCCATCAATCTGTAGACCTCCTCATCCCCGGGGGTAGGATAGAAGTTATCCGATGAGACTGCTACGGGGCTTAGGCATTGTATACCGTCGTTTCCGGGATGTCGGTGTGTGTAGTAGGGGAAGTCGGGAGCGTAGGCCCATGGAGCACCTATTAGGCACAGTGCCTCGGCGTTTTCGGCTAGGTCGCTATACAGGAGCCTCGGACGGTAGTAGAACTGTGCCTCCGACCTCTCAACAAGCCTATATAAAGCCGGCAATCCCGCCGATCCTTTAGCGTAAGCGATCCACTCATCCCCTCGCTCCCGGGTCGCCTCGAATTCAGCGAACACATTGAACCGAACTCCGAGCAGCGGATTGAATCCTGCTTTCCGGCACTCCTTCCAAAAGAAGATATGGCCCCAGCTATTACCGTCAGCAATACCTCGTGCCCCAGCAGCCACAACCTGCTTAATAGGGCCATACACTTCCCGGAAAGTGAACTCAGTTCGTGCTGCTATTTCCATTAACCCTTCACCATCAGTGCGTGGTAGACTTTCAGCAGCATCTCAGCGTCATCTATCGCCCGGTGAGTCTGCTTATAAGGGCCAATCAAATCCTCGTACAATTTAATCAGCTTCATAAACCGACCATTGTAATGCGGCTTGGCTAACTGGACTGTGTCGATGAACGTAACAGGCCAATGTAAAGTTTCCGCTACATTAATTCGTTGAAGCTCAAAATCCAGCATGCCTCTATCGAAAGGCACGTTGTGTGCCACCCATTTCGTTTCGCCCTCGGCAAACTCGCAGAGCTCATCATAGATTTCAGCAAAGATAGGACTGTCAACCAGATCATCGTCCTTCAGCCCGGTGATCTTGGTGATGATTGGTTCTAATTTTACCGGCACGTGGAGCGTGGTATGGAAATGCCTGTTGCGTCCCTTTATATCCGGGTCACGCACTATGCCTATCTCGATGATGTGTGGCTGTTTGTCTAGGCTTAGTGCTACGTTACGGATTAGTCCGGTCGTTTCAGTATCAAAAAATAACATGTCATTCCTCCAGTACGATCACAGCGATGATCGCGTAAATTGCTAAGTCTCTATAGTCGTCCACCAGTTTCTCTCGGGCATTAAACCTGAACTCATGTTCAGCATCAGTCCTAACTGGCCCTGCGGCTAGGGTGGTGAGTTGCTCTAGCCGGGTAAATTTCCGGGATACGTCCGAGAATCGCATCCACCATTTGAAAGATGAGTCATGATCGCCAATCTCGAAGGCACTGTCTCCGTATTGTTCATTCTTGGCATTAAAAATTTTCGCCAGGGCATGAATCTGATCATCAAACTTCTGCTTAGAATCATTCACATCGTTCTCCCATCTTTAACTACAGGCACTGCTTCGTGGCGGATATTATCAAATGCCTCTTTCACTTTACGCTTACGAAATTCATAAGTGGATCGGGCATTATATGTTTCCTCCTGAATCGGACACTCGGTATACCGGGGGAATACGCAGACTCCGGTATTGACGCATGCGACTTGGATAAAGTCATCAGCCCAAGGGTGCACCTCAACCACCGCTGCTTTCATCTCTCGGAATACATTCTGGTATTCGCCCTGGGTTCGAGTACACAAGCGCACTTGCGCCATTTCATGCAGTGTCCTGAGTGAGAATTGAGCGATGATTGAGGTACATACGTTAGTGGGGAGGATTCCCCGGGCATCCTGCGGTGCAACATCATCTTCAATTAACTCCTTATAATGCATCATAGCGTCATCAGCCATTCTATTCCATTTAAGGGTCATGAATTCCTGACCTGGATTGAACTCAGCAAAGTCAGGAGCCTTAACCTCAGCCCCGGATACATCAACAGTACGCATAGACTCCTGCGCATAGCGCCCATTACGAGTCCGAACTAGCTGGTGGGTGAAGGCCCGGGTGACTCCGCTAATCTCGAAGGTATAATTGACGAACTCCCAGCTGCTCTTAATCGTGTCGCGCATATAGGCTAGATGCTCCAGTTTCTTTTCCATAGGCCAATGAATTATATCCTGTAATGTTTGGCCGCCCTGTAGCCGGGTATTTTTAGTGTAGAGCAATAGCTCCAGCGCAAAAAGTGGGTGATCGATCAGTTCAACTTTCATTTTACGTTTACTCCCATGTCAGATAGTGCGATGTCGCGGGTATAAGTATCCATGTTAACCATTTCGCGGATGCGGTGTATATCGTCCCAGACATCATCCAGCAAGATATTCCGCCAAGTAGCAAATCGGCCCAGCGAATAGATATTGTGCTCTACGGTTAACTGCCGCATGATAGATCGACGTGCGTCATTATTAATGTCGACAATTTTGCCGTATTCTTGCCGAGTGGGGTTTTCACTAGCACTATGAGTAATGACGGACGTTAAGCCAAACTCCTGAATGGGTATCTTAGCCCCAACAGCATCCGGGTCACGAGTATATTCGCAGATCATCTTATTGCCCGTGAACGATGCCCTATATAGATAGGTGTCGTTGCCCGGGAAATAAATGGTCTGGTACAGGTCCACAGTATCATCAAAGGTAAACGTCCGAGTCCAAATAGGCATACGATTGAACTCAATGTTCGTAGAGCAGGAATGAAACTTCAGCTTCAGCATTACCGGCATTGGTATGGTGCTGATGACTGGTTTACCTGCGGGAACTCCGATTGGAAATTTTCTATCGAATTCAATATGACAGCGTTCAGCAAGTTGGTCGATGAAGTTATCTGGAGCGATCCAGCGATCTACCGGGTCAATATTATTTATACTGCGGCTGCTATATCTCCCGGTCACTTTGAAGCTGTATAGATTCTGGATTTGCGGAGTGGGATTGATATTGTTGTAGTACGTGCCGCCAACGGTGTAATTGATTTCCTTATACACCCGTACCTTTTTGAAGGGTATGCCTAGTGCCTCCCCTATCTTTGGTGATCGGAAGCGCAGAATTGCGCCGTGATTATTTGGTAGCTCGCTTTGCTTTTCGTAGATCGTAGAGCCGGGAAACAATTTACTCTCCTCAGCCATGGGCGTAGTACCCATTGTTTAGTCTTACAGTCGATAGTGGGGCGCATATTGAGTCGCTTGCACTCAGCACGCACTTCGTTAAATGAGGTTGCCCCGGGTAGATGTACTACCCGAGGTCTTGGTGACTGCTTCATGCCTTCTTGGTTTTGCCTGAGGCTTTGACACAGCCCTTATCGAGCAGCTTGGTGAGGATTCCGAGTGCCTGACCTCGGCTCTTGACTCCACTCAATTTCTCAACTGCGTCTACGAAGGCTGATGTTGCCATGCTGCCTTTCTTACAGATCAGTTGATATGCTGCGTACCGGGGAAATTTCTTGTAGAATTGATCGTCCTGACCCTTAACAGCAGTCAACTTCTCTCCACATTGGAAACCACCTTTACTGCGACCTGGTTTCTTCGCTTTCTTGCTTGCTACTTTCTTCTTGCCTTTCTTCTTCGTGGCCATTGGCCCACTCCTTTGAGTTACTGGTGGCAGATTATTGGAACCACGGGATATTTTCATACTGCCACGAATATAACTGTCGTCATATCCCGCTTTGCGCAAACGCGCAATTTCTTTAAGTTCGGATTTGCTCCAGGGCTTGATTGCCATTTCGTTCTCCTCAGGTTGATCGTTGATTATATACTAAAGTGTGGCTGCGTTAAAGGTCATAGCTATGAACGGCGCTCGCCATTATGCACATGAGTCGCTTCTTAGCCCGGGTCACGGCGACGTACCAGTTGCGATGCTCGTTATCCGGGTTCAGTAGCGCAGCGTCCAGTATGTTCCCGGTCTGGTCCAGTAGCACTACGACGTTGTCTGCCTCCCTGCCCTTCGCCTTATGTATCGTGGACAGTTCTATTAGCGGGGTCTTGGTCAGGTCTTTATGGATTGCTAGCGCCCTCTGGTAGTAGTCTAGCGTGTCGGTGTCGTTAATCGTCCGGGAGAATACGTCCACAGGATCGACCTTGCTCAAGTCAATCACTGCCTCCTCGGCGGTCACCAATCCTTTAGTCGGTAGATGAACTAAATCCAGTACGTTATAATTTAGCGATGACTCCCAGACAGCCCTGCGTAGACTCTCGGCCTGTACCGACTCACCACGCTGTAGCTTAATGATCGTCATTATTTTTTGAGCGATGGGGTGGTTGATAGAGTAGCCCTTCTCGTCACGGTAGATTTCGCCAATACTCTTTAGCCACCAGCGAATATCATCCAGCATAAAGTCGCTACGAGCTAGCACGAACCACGTCTCATCAGGATACTTAGCAAACGGCACAAACGTATAGTCGCCATACATAGTGAAACTGCCGGCTGCGTCACGTGGCGCCCAGTGCTTTTCTTGCCGAGTCTCTATCCTGTTGACTATGAGATTGGCCACGGCTGCAACTTTCCTCGGGCAACGGTAGCTCTGTTCCAGTATGATCTTCTCATCAGCAGGGTAATCCAGCATTTTGTCTACCCGGGAACCGGACCACGCATAGATAGATTGATCATCGTCGCCGGCAATATACTGTCGCTCGCAATCCCCAAACGTATTCTCTATCACCTCCCATTGCTGGCCGTTTAAGTCCTGAACCTCGTCGATAATGGATACTTGTACCTGCGTTTTAATCGGAGAGGCTAGGTAATTGTCGATCATGTCTTGGAAGTCTACCTTGCCCGTAGTCATCTTCCATTCCTCGTAAGCAATGACGAAATCTTCCATTATGCTAAAGTCATGAACGATCCAATCGGTAGATGCCATCCACGCATCCTTGAGCGAGATTTGCGCGGCCCGGGCTAGGTTATACGCCTCCAATGCTATATCTCCGCGCTCCTTACGTCTGGGATTGTTGCTGAACTCGATGACCCGGTGAATCTGGGCGAACACCTTTAGATCGTAGCTGGTGATGACTTGCTGGCCGGGTAGCCGGGACAGACTGAAGCAGAGACTGTGAATGGTACGGAACCAGAACATATCCGCTTGCTTGAGCTTGAACTTGGCGGCTGTACGCTTCTTTGCCTCGCTTACGGCTGCGTTGGTGAAGGATACGAATGCTATATCTAGCGGCTGTACCCCTGCTTCCAGTTCCTGCTCAATGACCTCTAGCAGTTTGGTAGTTTTCCCGGTTCCGGGTGGACCAAATATGGCTGTGCGTTTCATTCCTTGCTCCTGCAATGATTGTGGTTCTCATCCTGCGTTGCCTTATAGATATTGCCTACTTCATAAGGCCCAACATCATCGAAGCGACACATCTGCAAACTGGTTCGTTTTCTGCCGCGCATAACCAAATCGTCGCCCCACCATTCCAACCACACTTCAAAGGTTAGGTTGAACTCTATGCCGCGCCGTTTAGCGCCTTGCTTTTGATCTATGTAGGCATTGTATCTGGGTCGCTTTATCCGGTAGGCTGTCGATCTGGCCTTATACTTCTCCGGGTCTGCGGCGTATCGCGCCTTGTCTCTGGCCCTTCGCTCTGGTGAAGACATTATTCCGTGTCTCCTACAGTCACATTTAATTTATCACCAACATTTAAATGGTAAGTTTGATCTGAAGACCAATTGGTTTTTATTTCTTTCTTTTTACCCTTACCGTCTTTGCCGACCACTTTAAGCCTGAACCAATTGTTCCTGACTCGGTGAAGCTCTACCTCAATTATTGTAGAAATCATATTGGTTGCTCCTCCTCAAGATGCTCAAGCAGAGCCAAATCTTCCAAGTACCAGAATGCCCTGCCACCAATTTTCTTTTCCTTGATCTTAACTCCCTCACCGCTTAGTGCCTCGAACAATACCTCAGGAAGCAATGCCGGCATCGACAATCGTCGCTTCAGCATCTTAACTAACTGGTGAGGATACAGATACACACCGCCCTTATTATCCGGCATCGGTAGCCCCGAGATACATTGGGCCCAGTTCTCAGCGACGTTAGTATGCGAGGCAATATTCACCACTTCGTTCAGCAACAGGCCGCGTCTGCCGGAATGCTTAGGTGCTTCGACTTCCTGCGCCTCGGTGGTCATGTCTTGCATCACTTGGGCGAACTGTCGCGCCTTCATGCTGGGAACCATGAACCCGGTCTGCCGCATAACTGCTATGCGGAAAGCGTGCATACCGATAATGGCGTGAGCGTCTAGGTAGACTCGCTTGCCGTTAATGGTGACTATATAGTACACATCCTCGGTTAGAAAGCGGATGCCACCTTCCAGTTTAAAGTCCACGGCATCGAACGCATCCCCGCCAATACCGAAAGGCCGCGTGGCGCATATACCGCGCTGACATACTGCGTTGATAGGTGAATCAGAGCACTTGTAGAAGTAGGTTTTCTTTTCCAGATTCCTTTTTATCTGTGCGACTTCCCCGGCGCTGAGCGGTGGATCCATATGCGCCTCATTAAGATCGTCCAGTTTATCAGCCCACTCATCAGGCCAACGCTTACGAGCAAACACTCCTAGATTGAATAGCGATATGTTGCGGTTGCCGGAGGGGAACCCGGTGCGCACTAGGGTATTAAGACAGGGTGGGCCGCCAGTGAGCAGTTGCTCCTCCTCGCTGACAGCGACCTTGTCCAGTTCATCGTGCGTTATGGATCGCACGAGTGCTTCTTTTATGAAGCTGGTGATGGTCGCTTTCTTACCGTTGATCACGGCATACCGAAGCTCATCATCATTGCCCCCGTAGTAAGGCATGTTGATCCAGTTACCAACATCCTCCTTGGTCCGAATCTCGTCTTGCTTCGGAAAAATCTCAACGCCCGAGTACCCAAGCTCAGCAGCCCACTCCGCCAGCTTAGGCCGCACCTTCTCAGCCATAGCCCCCGGAGGCTTAACAAACAGGTACAAGTGCGCGCCGCCCGACTTAGAACGGCACACGACCAGAGGCAGATGAAGGGCTTTGACTTTTGCTTCTAACTCTTTATGGTCTAAGGGATATGTGTCAACATCAATAGCCGCAAAAGCGACAGTATTATCGTCCCTAATTGGTATGACACCCAAGCTACGCTCACCAGTAAGATGAAGGTCCCAAATGTCTTGCGTAACCGGGTGCTGCATCGTCCTGCCCTTGCCCGCAAGTTTCTCACCATCCTTCTCTGTAACCTGATAAGTCCCATATGCTCTATCCAGGCCGCTGAATAGTTCCCAAATCTTCATTGACTATCCCTGTATTTCGTTCCACTCTCACGCCGCGATCATCCCAAAACTCCGAGATGCGGATGAACTTATTAGCTGTTATTTGCAGCAATGGCAGACCCATTCTCTGGAGGCAGATATCAATAGCCTTACTCTCCTCCATTATCCTTTTAAGAGAATGCTCGTTTGATACCCGGGAGGTGAAGATCAACACTTCATGACCCTCCCTGATCCAATCGTGCACGCGCCTAACCATATGGGGAATAGGAGGCCCATACTGACACGGGCCTCCAAATCCATGATACTCAACCAGAGTACCATCCCAATCAACAGCATAAGTCTTACGGTTCAAAGCACATTCTCTGTAGCGCCACCGTCCTGCTGCTGACTCCGATCATACGTCAACAGATTAGCCGTAAGCGCAGCATTGACTGACGCCTGCATCGGCCCAACCGATTCGAGCAGCCGGGTATCCTCCAGCTTATCGTAAGTCCAACCGAACCAAGTGCCCTTATCGTTCGACAGCTTCTCAGTGCTAAACAACCACTGATAACTGCGGATGTTCCTTGCTGGGACATCCTCACCGTTAATCTCAAGGGTCATCTGTCGTAACGTACTCAACCAGATACGCGATGTCTTCAGCTGCGAGGAGGACATGCTTATCATTACAGGCTCTTGCTCCCCACTCGGTTGCTCGAACGCACAGAAGTAATTAGAGTGCAACTTGAGCTCATTACCGTTAGGCAATATGTTTGCATTCTCTACCCGGGTGCATTGCGACAATAGTTCCGAGACAATCGGATCAAGCGCATCATACTCCTGCACAAAGCCACCACCATTAGCCCGAGTGACCCACTCGATGTAGGTATCCTTATACTTCAGCGGGATTAACGGCACTTCGGTGTGGACTGTCTTCTGGACAGTATGCAGTATCATCCCGGGCTTGGCGCCCTTAATGTAGGCAGTTTCATCTTTATCGCATTCCGGGGATAGCTTCTGCAGTATCCGTAGGAATGGCATAGCATAACTGCCAGATGTCGCGAGTTCAAACCCTTGATCCTGTAACAGATCATTTAAGGTCTCATTGCGCTGATTCGCGCCCTTCGTTCCATTTCTTTTCTTGCTCACTTTCTTCTTTCTAGCCATGATTGGCTCCTATTTGACGGTGGTGATCTTTACCACGTGGACTTTAAACTTGTCCGATGGCAAACTATTACCTTGAGCCAGTTCTTCTCTGGCCCAGGCTTTCAATGTCCCGGTATGCACCGACTCTACTAAGTCATTACTCACACCGAGCTTGTCCAGTGTCTCCTGCGCCTCCTCAGCGGCATCCTGATCGCCAGCTGAAAACTTAGCAGTCAACAAAGTCTTAATTAAGGCACCGTGCCCGTTATCCTCCAGCCATTTATAGGCGGCTGGCCTCATTGGCGCCGGTATGCCTATCTGTATCGAATCTTTGACGCTGATCTTCTTACCATCCACAGTAACCGAATCGAAACCCAGATTGGCCATTAGCTGCGGGATGATACCTTGGTTGTACTCTCGCTCCTGCTTTTTGGTCGCTTTGAGCAATTCTTCTTGTTCGGCTATTAGTATCTGGAAATTAAGCAGCTTGTTAACTGCTATCCCCAGCGTACCCATTTGCTCGTCGGTCAGCTTCTTATCTGCTGGCCCATCCACTAACTCATCTAAAATTGTACTACTCATTACAGTTTCTCCTCGTCCAGTTGCCTTTCTCGTTTTGGCACCACTCATCATGGTGGGCCCAGTCATGTATCTCTTTGATTACGAAATACGAAAATGCTATTACTACGATGGCCACAAAGGTTATTATGAAACAGCCATTTATGTTATCACCTATATCTTCAATTTCATTCATGATAGCAAATCCTTTACGTCAGTGCATAGCTGCGCCATATCGCAGTTCGCTTCGAGCGTCTGCTGTATCTTCATATCCACGTCGATCTTGGCGCCCGGGACTGGGCACCATAGGTCAATGATGTTGACTTTATGATCGAGTCCAATTCGGTGAGCACGATCCTCCGACTGGATGCGGTGTTCATAACTAAATGTATTGCTATAGTAAATCTCGTTTTCAGCGGCAGTAAGAGTATATCCATAACCAGCGCACGACTGAGTGCATACAATAAAATCCTTGTCTCCAGCTTGGAATGCTCTTCTGGTGTCTTCTCTTTCATCTTTCTTCACCCTTCCAGTTATCTCGCCAATCTTATCGGCGGCTGTGATGGCCCGGAGCACCCGCAGGATGGCAACATGCTCAGCTTTAAACCGGGCCCAGATTAATGTTGGCCCGGGGAATTGTTCAATGGTTTCCACTAAAAGGTCGATTTTAGGATTGCTACCGGGTATGGGTGTTGCCTCGATGTCGTCGTCGCTGGGCAGGAACCCTCCTACAACCTGCTGTAGCCTCAATAACTTGGTGAGGGCAATCTCCGTGGTAATAAAGCGATCCTGCTCTATCTCGGTTATGATCTTCTTGGCGATGTCCTTATACAGCCGCAGCCCCTCTTTGGTCAGTTCGGTATTGCGGCTGTGATATATCTTATCTGGTAGGTCCAAGCAATCTTTCTTCTTCACGAAAAACGAAAATGGTAAAAGTTTTCGTTTTAGTTCCTCGGTATTCTGCGCGCCGGTAATGACGGTTATCTCCCGGGTTTTCTTCCACTCCTTCGTTTTCTTATTCAGCTGCGGCTTGGCTAGGCGTACAACCTTTTGCTCTAACACGCAGTATCGCGCCCTGAAACTATAGTAATTGGTAAAGCCTAGTGGGGAGCGCATCAGGAACCTGAGTTGACTATAGTAGTCGGCTGGCGCCTTGGTCACTGGGGTGCCGGTGAGGATAGTCTTGGCGGCTGAATGGTCGGCTATGCCGTGGGCGGCTATCGAGGCTTTAGTGCTTACTGTTTTAATCTTACTGGACTCGTCGCATACCACATGGACCTTGAATCGGCGGATGAACCAGTGAGCCAGTTTGTTCGCTTTCGGAGTGCGGATGCCCTCGACGTTCATTATCAGGAAGGTGAGGCGACTGGTGTCTGTGTTATACAAAACAGATTCCAGTTGCTTTACGGTCGCTTTGGTTAGACCGGAGTCCCACACAGCAATGATCGGCTTGACCCGGTCAGGACAATGGGCAACTATCTCCTCGATCCAGGTGTCGGTGAGGCTCTTGGGGCAGATCGTGAAGTGCGCTTGAATCTTGCCGCGCTCGAAGTTATATACTGAGCGATCTATCGCGACTTTGGTCTTGCCCGTGCCCTGCTCCATGAACAGTGCGGCATAGACTAGGTGCGCTGTGTGGGCGAATGCCTCCGCTTGTTGGGAGTACGGTTCTGTTTTGCCGATGTATGCCTGTTGCTTCACGCAACCAATCTCCTCAGGTACTCCCCAAAAAGAAAGTCTACGCCGGGGTGCTCAAACGTGTTTTGTGGTTGGGTAACCGACACGGTGGAGTCTTACCCCCGGGCAGACCCGCAACCCTGAGGAGAGTTAGCAGACTTGATTATGCCCGAGTCTTGAAAGCCCGTCTAGTATCCTCGTTTTTTCTGTATAAAGGAAGTATTTTTATTGGGGACATGAACTGGGCCAAAATCGGTCGCTGTGATTTAAAATGGTCGCTGTACTTTCGCTATAGTATTAGGGACTTAGGGTGGAATTGCTAAATCGTGGCCAAAAAAAAGGCCCGGGACCGAAGTCCCGAGCCAGTTCTTTTTTCTCTCCTCAGCCAATTACCATGAACAGCGGCCTCATCTGGTTCCAATCTTCTTGGTAGCCGTCATGTAGCAGCCAACACTTATTGGCGTCAATGATGCGCAGTGCCTCCTCGCGGCAGTTATCGCGTGCCTCGTCATAACCCTTCATTTCAGCAGCATGCTCTCTTTCAGAGATTGCCTCATCGTGAATCTCCCGGGGAACATAATTCCCATCGACAAACTTCTGGATGAAGACTTTGGCTGCCTCGATGAAAACGTGATGGTCCTGCTCAGTGCTCAAGACCGTCACTAGCTCACTCATGCTATGGTTACGATAGTTCATTCTGCTTGGTTCCGAAGCATCATTGGTAAATCCGCCTCGGCCTCCGCTTTGAGCTTATCGATACCAGTTTCCTCGTCGTGTTGCTTCTCCAGTTGCGCTTGCCAGACCGGGGAATTCGTATCCCAATACGGTCGATGAACTAGACCACACGAAGCAATATACTGAGTAAACCAAGGTTCCACCAGGCCTGAATCTTCCAATGCCTCTCGCGTGCCACACCGGGAACAAATTTTGGTTTTGTTATCCCGGCGACTTATAGCATAGCGAGTTCGATTGGAACTCATCAGTTCCTGACAGCGTGGGCACATCAATCTATTAAGACTCATGGGCTCACCAGTGGATGTCTGATCTGATAATCAGCAATAGCATCCTCCGAGTAAAACACACCATAGACAGTATCAGTTTCTTTACGGTCGTTGAGCAGTTGCATATCGCGTCGTGCCTGCTCGACAGTCGTACAAGTCTTGACGTGCCGGTATTGGCCGCCCTTGAGCTTACGTTTGACGTAGTATTCTATAGCCATTTCTTCTCTCCTCGATGCGGAATGCATCATAAAGTCTACTACCACGCATGGTTTAACAGCCATTCGGGGTTCTGTAGCGTTCCCCTGATTGGCGTAGTAATAGACTGTAGATGAACTCTACTTAGGCCAGGTTTGGTCTGGATCAGACTCCTGGCACCGTTTGCATTTCTTCCAATGCTCCTCGTACCAGCTAATGCGTTTCATAACGCACTTCACTGATACTATGCGCATGACCATCCTCGAATGCTTCTAGTGCTAAATCCCGGAAATCGGGATCGCAGGTATCGTCGGGCGAATGAATCCACGCGCTACCGCAGCCCTCAGCATTGCTATACAGATCATCCATATGAGCGATGACATGTACTAGGGTCGCCTGAACTAGCCGCGTACAAGTGCTCACGGCGTGGTCACAGTCGTGGAATCTATCGCTGATCCTCACTTTACCATCCTTTTCGAATTTGCGGATGATAGTGCTGATCTCCATCTTCTCAACCAATGGATCGGTTGGCCCGAGGATGCGATACCCTGCCCCAGACTTACGCAGTCTGTGATAGAACTCGTACCACTGCTCACGACCGATATTGAGCCCGGTCAGTTTCGTCATACAGCAACTCATTTTTCTCTCCTCAGAACGATGCGGAATGCATCAGTTAGGGCACTCCTTAATGCCCTAGTGATGAACTCTACTCTATTGGTTGTAGATTGAGCTCGGTCGTTCCATCCAGTTGCGCGGTGAGATCATCAATGGTAGTTTTGAGATGATCGTAGATGTGCTCACGCTTATAAGACTTCGGCGCAGATAGAATGCGCCTAACATGAGCGGTGACGCTGCCCCGGGAATTGCGCAGACCCTTCATCTCCAGACTGATAGAATGTTTCCACTGTAGTAGCTGGAACATTGGAACGACTATTAGATTGTCGTTAAAATCGTATATCTGGACGGTTATTGCGCCATTCACACTGGCCTCCCATCTCGCGTCGAACGCATCTTCAGCGATTGGCCGAAGATAGAGCGCAACTGCCTCGCGCCTCTGCCGCGTTCACCACGGTCGATGCGAAAGTCCAAGCCACTAATAGCGCTGTGGCCACGGATGCTAAACAGATCATTGAGCCAGCCACTAACCCGCATGAACATTCTGCGGATGGCGGATGGCGCTGGAGCCTTAGCAATCTGGCGGACTTGCTGCCGATGTGCTCTGGCCTCTGTTTCGCGGATAGCCTTTTCCTTGAACTGGATCCGTCGATTGGTACGCCGCATGTTCGCGGCACGTACATTTGACCTAGTCATTTTTCTCTCCTCTAGTGCGAAAGTGCACCATAGAGTATACCCGGTAGATTGGATACACTCTAGCTGAACTCTCATCGTACTGTAATGGTTACCTCAACCTGGTCGCTATACCACTCATCACTAGCCTTATTCTTATAGGCCCAGAAGGTCGCTTTGCCGTGGTACTTAACATAGCGGCGGACCTTTTGGTGACCTTTTAGGCTCAGGCCTAGTGCCCGGTATGCGGCTGCGACTGAACTGTAATCGACTGGCGGCTCACCGACTAGATGAGCGGTGACTCCAGTTCTCGTCTGACCGACTCGGTTGAGAGACTGCCGCTCTGGCTCTGGAACGCATGTTCCAGATGATGGTAGATCACCTTTATATACCAAATATGCCGATATAACCCGGTGCTGCCGTCCCACGCTCCAGTCTACACATTCCGTACCGTCCCACGCTAGTATATGCGCTTTGACGTTGACGTAGACTTTCTGGCCGCCCCAATATCGCGCCAGTTCCCGTTCTATGGTACGAACGGTCTTGGATTGAAGTGGGCGGATGCCTTCGCGGATTGGTCGATGACCTCTACTATTGGTCAGTCGCTCCAGTTCAAATCCCTGTTCGCGGATGACCTTATCGTAGATAGCTGCGCCACATCCCTTCCCAGTTATGCGCCCTTCTGCCTCAAGCAGATCGAATGCCTCTTGGTAAGGTATGCCGCAGACCACGGATACCATTACAACCGTACAGTCTTTCTTATCGCGATTGGAACTGCGAATTCTACTATACGTTGTTTCCATTTTTCTCTCCTCAGTGGTACTAAATTATTTAGTACCTGTAGACCAAAATGGTCTATGTAGCACCCCCGTAATGGCGGATGCTATTAGATCACTCTAGTGGGGCGTCATCTTAAAAATATCGCGGATGTCGTCAATTCCGATACCCGGCGTTTGGGTGAGCTCCTGAACTACCCAGCGACCGAATATATAGCCCAGTTCACTATCGTTAGTGAATGGATCGTTACCGTCCTGCTTACCAAAGTCCCGGTACCAACTGCGCCAGTCATTATTGCCGCTATCGTAGATGTGGATTTCTACCAGATTGGACTCCATAACGATGTCGCCAATAAATCCGTCGATCTCGATATTACAGATTTTGGCGGATTCATCTTCGACGCCGTTGTACCAGTCCAGTTCGCCCTTCTCGTTCTCGGACAATTCACGCCACACCCACAACGCGGTAGGTACTAAATTGATTTGGCGGATAGCTTCGTTAATAGCGTCTCTGGCTATTACCAAACTGGCTACCGATCTTTTATTTCTATCGTTCATTTTAACTCTCCTCGTAGACCGAAAATGGTCTATAGAGCCTACCCTTTTGGGATAGGCTATAAGACTACTTTCCGTGGGCGAAACAATTACCAATACCGTCTAGGTCGGTAGATTCGCAATCTGGCGTATTACAGGTATAGTCGCGGCCCAGTTCGACGATTGGATCGAACCCCATTGGATGCGGTCCCGTCTTTTCGACGATGTCGCGCATTTCCTCGACTACCTCGACGATGTGGCGACGATCCTCTAACGGTAGATCAATTGCCGCGTCTACCGGGTCAGCCAGTCGTAGTATATTCATAATGGCTTTACGTTTCATTTTAACTCTCCTCGTTAGGTCAGAACGACCTATATTGGATACTCTTTCAAATACCCAATAAGGTTACTCTTTACGCAATAGTATCGAGAATAACGTACATTGGCTAAACCCACTAGCGTCTACGAACGTAACGCATTGGATATAATTCTCGGCGTCGTTTACTTCGCCATTACTATCGGCGTCGTAGCTTAGAGCAATACTATCAATCGAATCGTCTACGGCATTAGACTCTAGCCAGATATACGCGAATCCTACGGCGGATTGGAATTCCTTTTCGGCGGCTTCCAAAGTATCGAAGCGATCCAATTTAGGCTTATTATAGCAACTCATTTCCCATTCGAATAATTCTACTATAAACATTTTAACTCTCCTCAGTGGTAAGAAATTATTTCTTACCGATTAAAAATGGCGGATGGAAATTTGGCGGCTGGTATAAAAAATGGTCGCTGAGAATTCGGCGGCTGGGATTCTTACCGATTAAAAATGGCGGATGGAAATTTGGCGGCTGGTATAAAAAATGGTCGCTGAGAATTCGGCGGCTGGGATTTCTCCCGGGCTTATTTTCTCGCGTCGTTTTTCTCGATCTCGAAATGGTTACTAACGAAACTATTTATTTCGAACCGGGCTAGACCTCGGGCCTAGTCTCCCGGGATCGCTCCCGGGCCGCGTTTTCCTCTCCTCTCGAATCGAATTACTCGACTCTATAAAATCCCCGGGCCGCGCCCGGAGACTTTAAGAATCGACCTCTATCGTTCGTACGTCTCGCCGGGGAAATACTCGCGTCCGACCGGAGAAAATTTTCTCCGGTTCGATTTAACCGGACGCCCGGTAGCGAAACCGAGCCCGTAAAAAACGACCGGGGAAAACGTAAAGAAACCGAATACTAAATAGCCTCCGATTAGCTCGACGTTTTCGGTTAGCGTTAAAATATACGCGACTTCCCCGACTACGAAAGTTAGAACCGTTAGAAATACTCCTACGATAAAATTAGTCATTTTTCTCTCCTCGTTAAGCGAAGGAATTTCGCTTTATAAAATCCCCGACTCTTTCGAATCGGAGATTATAAAAACGCTCTATACGAATTTAGCTATAGAGTTAGTTTTCCGTCCGTCGTCTCCGGGCTTATCGACTAACTTCGCGACGATACCTCGGGCCGCGCTTCGATTCTTAACGCCTTTTAACTTCTCGATTTTATCGAGAAACTTCGCGACGTTAAGCGTACGATTTTTCGCCTTAATTAAAATAGCGTAGGCGAGAGCGCGGGGAAAACCTTTATAAAAATGGTTTTCGTTTCCGGGGAAACCGCGAATCGAACGACTCTCGTCTATCGACTTACGGGCGACTTTCTTCGATACCTTTTTACTAACTTTCTTCGATACCTTTTTACTCGCGACTTTCTTTTCTACCTTCGTTTTCGTAGTCATTTTTACTCTCCTCGTAACCGGGTAACGCCCGGGCGTAGAGCTTATTAAATCGGCTCTATAGAGCCCCCGGCGAACCGGGGACTATTAGAATCGACTAACTAAAAACCGTCGTCGTTCGCTCTCTTATCTTCGAAATAATCCGCTTCGTTTTCCGAGCCTACCGGAAAGGGCGTAACGGGATCGGTTACTAAATCGACGTAGAAAATAAGCGGGTCGGGATCGTTTATAGAATCCGAATCGCTTTCGAAATTCGCGAAGGTTAACGCTAATTCGATACGCGAAACCGTTTCGAAAATATCGTAACGATAACCGTCGAACGAAAAGGAATCGCTCGCCTTATCGACGTAACGGTTAGCGGAATAAATAACCGCGTCGCGCTCGTCGGTAGCGTTTTCGATAACGTCGCTCGACGTATTATCTAACGTCGATAAAAAGACTTCGTATTCTTTAGGCATTTTTACTCTCCTCGTAAATCGTTTCGAAAAGAAACGACTCTATAGAATCCCCGGCGAACCGGGGACTATTAGAATCGACTACGTATCTTTAAATCGATACGTAATTATTAGACCGCGTTCTCTCGCTTCTCGGGAAACTCTTTCGAGTCTACGAATCGCGTTCGCGGGTTCCTCGTAACGGTCTCCGAAAAGTTTTTTATTATTAACGGTTCGCGTTTTAGGATCGATAATTCTTAGGTAAATATTAACGACTATTCTCCTCGGTTAAACTTCGTTAAATCGAATCGCGTAAAATCGAATCGACTTAAAAAAGTTCCCCCGGCGAACCGGGGAAACTTCGTAAGGAGAGAGAAAAAATATTTAAGAAAGTCGCGCCGGGAACTACCCGACTCGAAAGAATTAAAACCGCGTACTAAATCGACTTTCCTTATCGATTCGAACCGCGCTAAAAACGCTAGCGGTTATCCTTAACTTCGATTACGAATACGCGAGACTTTCGGGCTTTCTTAATTCGTAAGTAACGCGGCCTACGATCTAAACCCGGGGGCGTTAAGGGGACCGAGTATTCCCCGATTCTCGTCCCGCTTCGTTAGCGAAAAAAGGTCGATTTACTAAACCTAGATTTCCGACTAGCTCGCGATCCGCTCGGGTTAGAATCGTTTAGTCCCCGATTCGACGGGGAGGCTTATTCCCGAGAACCCCGAGTATAGCCCGAATCGGAGAGTAAAAGGAATTTAATTCTATCCATTTTAGATTAAGTCTAATAGTCTCCGATTCGAGGCCGATTCCCCCGGGGACCGGGGACCGATTCGAGGCCGATTCTACGGGCCTCTCCGGGCCGATTCCCCCGGGCCGATAGTCCGGGATCGAGGTCCGGGATTCGCGGGAGAGAGGCTTAGAACTAGGTCCGATTCCGGCTAGTTCCGAGAGGCCGAGAGAGGCCGATATATAAGCCATTGATATATAAGGGGAAAGTCGAATCTCCTTTAAAATCAAAGACTTAGAAGCGTAAAAAGAGCGTCCCCTAAGGGGAAGTCGGGCCGATATTCCCTACCCTTATAGCCCTATTAGGGGACTATATATATAGTATATATATCAATAGCTTACGGTCTATAGTTCGAGTATACCGGGAAGGTTTAGAACCGTATTCGGCCTACCTATCTAGGTAAGAATAAAAATCGCTCCGACCTTAGGTCGCGCTCGGTTAAGTATCCGTAATCCCTCGGGAATAGGGCTAATTTTGGCTAGAATAGACGATCTCCTAGACCCCCGGGTACTCCTTAGGGTAGACTCCCGCGTAGCATTTCGAAGCGCTCGCGCCGTCTCCTCGCGATCCTCGGGCCTAGTATTATCCATTTTAGACTAGGTCTAGCCATTTAGTTTCTTTCGTAACCATTTCGAGAGGGGAGGGGAGGGGAGGGCGATTGAACGAAGAAACGGCTTAGGTACGCGATCCGAATCGAGTCCCCGATTATTTACGAAGCGAGGCCCGGCATTGGGTAAACTTTCAGCCAAGGAAAATTTGAAAAAATCACCAAGGTATCCAGTCAGAACTGATTAAAATCATGACACGAAAACGACAAAATAATCTCCAAGTAGTTACGCCATTTAAGCGTACCAAAAAGAAGCAGCCACTTCGTGACCATCTGGTAGGGCCAGCCCTTCTAGGTCAGTTGCAAAAGCACCTCTCCGATCTTGAATCAATTGACAAGGAACTGGAGGATTCAGTCCAACAGTTTGAACGCGAGGTAATGGACGGTGAAGGCAAGCTACTTCGCACCGAGCATTATACCAGTACCACACTGGACAAGGAGACTATAGCAGTTTACCATACTCGGCAGGCTGGCAGGAAAGTGCAGATTGATACCATCCTTAAAATGCTGAATAAGGTCATGCCTGATTTGAAGGCTATCGAGAACACTGATGACCTTTCTAGTGCGGCAGATCGCGCCTTACTAGCATTTGCAGAAGCTGCTCGACAGCAATGAGTCTCAATCGCGAGGAGATGGCCGAACTGGCCGAAGATGTCACCATAAAGATCAGAACTGATCCAGTCTGGTTCCTCCAAACAGCTTATTCCATAGAATTGGATATATGGCAGGTTGAGGCATTCGACGCGATGGCCGATTGCGTACGACATTGGTATAACGAGAAAGCAGGCAAGATACTATTCCCATTAAAGCATAACTTCCAGGCAAGACAGAAATTTACCATTCGAGCCATGCACGGCCCGGGCAAGACGTTCTTTGCTGCAGCGGCAATCGTATGGTGGCATGCGGGCTTTAAAGGCATTTCCCCTGCTACTGCCCCGACAATTAAGCAGCTGAAGAATCGCTTATGGCCGAACATCCGAAAGATACAGGGAATGGGAACAGAGTTCTGGCGCAGGACGTTTGAGGTTAGGGCCACGGAGGTCGAGTGGTATAAGGATGCCAACTGGAAGTGTATCGCAGAAACCGGAGCGACCCCGGAAAACCTGCAGGGCTACCACGACAATTTTATGTTGATAGTGGTTGACGAGGCATCCGGTGTTGACGAGGAAATGTATCCAGTTATTGAGGGTGCGCTCAGCACGGGCATAATCGTCATTCTGCTCCTTATAGGCAACCCCACCAAGCTGCAGGGCACATTCGCAGACAGTCATCTAAAACCAGCAGTCAGTAAGTATTATCACCAGATTCACGTTGATTTGAATAAAACGACCCGTGTGTCCCGGAAGTGGGTCACTGAAATGGAGGAGAAGTACGGTGTGGATTCTCCGGTTGTGCGGGTTCGTTGCTATGGAGAGTTTGCTGATGAAGACGAGAACCAGCTTATTTCCTTGGAGTGGCTCACTGCTGCTAGGAACAGGCCCCATATACCAGATGGGTCTATACCGAGACAACGGATCACGGTCGATTGTAGTGATGGGGGAGGCAATTTTACTGTCATTACCCAAAGCATTCGATACCAGTCCTTTACCTACTTCACCAAGCAAACCAAGCATTCCTTCCCAGCCGGACAAGCCACAGGCATGACCGCTGATGAGATAGAGCGCATCTGGGTTAAGAACGGGATGTTGAAGGAGAATGGGGACGATGTGGTGGTGGATGCTCTGGGCGTGGGCGCCGGGGTGGTGAGCGACTGTATAAAGAAGCATTTGCCCGTGGTTCGGTATATGGGTGGTTCCCGGAGTGACAACATTGAGGAGTGGCGTAACCGGAGGGTGCAGAGCTATATGGTGCTAAGGGACAACTACCGGAACGGGCAGTTGGTGGTGGCCGAGGATTACATTGACGAGAACGAGTGGGATGACCACGATGCACAGTTGTGCTCTATTAAGCGCAAGCCGGGCATGGAAAAGATTGAAGACCTGATGACCAAGAAAGAAATGGTTGATGCCGGCATAGTGTCCCCGGATAGAGCCGATTCAGAGGCAATGCAGTTTGCGACACAATCACCTATATTGATTCCAGGCGTGCCACTGGTCGTGCTAGGAAATACATTGGAGACAGTTGCGAATGAATGTTCCATTCTTTAGTAGGTTCAAGAAAGACACACCAGTCATCGACCCACGTCTGGTCGGAGCCAAAGAGGTAGGCTGGAGCGACTCTCAGCTATATCAGGGCAATTTCCCCAAGTATAACCCAGACACGCTGATTGGGCGAAAAGGCCACGACATCTATAAAAAGATGATGATCGACGAGCAGGTGAAGGCAGTTGTTAGGTTCAAGCGTGACGCTATTACGGCGCGGGACTGGATGTTTGAGATGCCCGGCGCCAACGACGAGTCCAACGAGCAGAATGAAGAGCGAATTGAGATATACGAAGCGATGGTGAGGGAGACATACGGCAGTTTCGTGGACGGCATGAATTACATACTGATGGCTATGTATCAGGGATTCTCGATGACCGAGAAACTGGTAGATACATTTGACTTTAAAGGCAAGCCATATCTCGGGGTGCAGCAGTTAATACCCAAGCCATTCAGCACATTCGAGTTCAAGACTGATAAGTGGGGCACGATCACCAAGACCATCCAGAAGTTCGACGGAGAGGAGCAATCAATTGATCTCGACAGATTTGTTTACTATGTACAAAATCCAGAATTCGATCAACACTATGGCCAGTCCGACCTCCGGGAAGCATATCGTTCTTGGTACTCCAAAGACATCATCATCAGACTCTACAATCAGTTCTTGGAAAGGTTTGGGGGTGGGTTCGTTATTGGGAAGCCAAGCAGCGGAGCAGCCCTAACGCCGGGAACTCCCGAGTATGCGCAGATGCTCGCGGCGATGAACTCTATCCAAACCTCAACCAGCATTCTACTTCCAGCCAATATCGACATGGACGTAGAACATCCCTCAACGACAGATCAATACGAAAAGGCTATTGCCCTCCATGACCTCCAAATTGCTAAGGCTTTACTGGTGCCCAACCTGCTCGGAATTACTCCCCAAGCATCCAGCGGTGGTGGTGGTTTCGCGCAAGCGAACACGCAGCTTGAGGCTTTCCTGTGGACATTGGACGCGGATGCTACACGTCTACAGGAGGCGCTCAATGAGCAAATCTTCAACCCACTATCCCGGTTAAACTTCGCAGATGGTGTAGGCCCAATATTTAAGTTTAAATCAGTCTCCGAGTCGAAGAAGATCGAACTGGTCAAGACCTGGCAGGAGCTAGTGACTGCGGGTAGTGTCGAGGCATCTCAGTCGGATGAGGATCATCTGCGGCAGTTATTGGAATTCCCGGATAAGACTGAGCCGTTGAACCTCCAGATTAAGATTGGCGAAGCGAACAAGCAACCAGAAGGCCAGACCGGGGATCGAGACCCAGTTAAAGACCCGAACCAGATGCGCACCAATAACAAGGTGGCATTCGCCCGGGCTGAGAAGCGAGTCAGCACCGCAGTAATAGAACGCCAGACCAATAAAATTGAGGGTGACGCTGTTGCGACCCTGAACCAGAGGATTGGGGATATGGTCGCTGATCTAGTGGCGCGAATTGAGGAGGAGAAACTGGGAACCCCGGCTGCACCACTCGCCGCAATACAAACAGTGGATTTCCACCCGAAACAAAAGACAAGGGTGCGTAAGGCAATCGAGAACTCGTTAGCAGAGGCATGGGCACTTGGCATCCAGCATTCTAAGAAGGAACTGCTGATAGCCCGCAAGGAATCGTTTAAGCTCAACTTTGGCCGTATTGACGAGGAGGCTGCTGAGTTTCTCCGGTTAAATGGGTTCAGGGCATTCGGCTCTATGTCGGACGATATGCGGACAATCATTCAGAGTATATTGATTAATGGCGTGAAGTTCTCGTGGTCTACCGATCAGATCACCAATAAGATTTATGATGAGTTCGTGGTGGCCGGGTTCATCGGTATCGACATCAACAGCGCAGCCACCGGGCGCATAGCCGACGAGATAGCCGAAGCAATAGGCCAGAGCGCAGGGCTGCACAGGGTGGAGAGCATGGTGCGGACAACTATATTTGAGGCGCTCAACGAGGCCAGGTATAGTATCTTCACAGACCCGGAACTGGACGGATTCGTGGAGGCTTTGGAATACTCAGCTATACTGGATTCTCGTACCACGAGGATATGTAATCATTTGGACGACAGAGTGTATCCATTAGATTCGCCAGTATGGAATAAGTACAGACCGCCAAACCATCATCAGTGCCGAAGCATCCTTGTTCCGGTGACTGTTATAGATACTGATGTGGAAGGCAAGGATCAGTTAGCAGGTTCCCGGTACAGTCGGCCACCGAGCATTAACCCACAACAAGGGTTTGGAGGATAGTATGCCACATGAACTAAAAGGCAGAGAGATTTTTGCCACAGGCAGCTTTAATGGGTTCACCTTTGATGAATCTGATCTGGATGATATCATCGCTAACTTTGAAGCGTTACCGAATTTTAAAGTGCCCTTGAAGTTTGGGCATGACGCCGACCATAATGATGGTCAGCCAGCCATAGGCTGGGTCAGCCGAATCTTTAAGCAGGGGAATAAACTGCTTGCAGATTTTGTTGATATTCCGACAGTAGTATACGAGGCTATTAAGGCGCGACTGTATCGAACCATATCAGTTGAGGTACTGCTGAACGCTAAGATTGACGGTCAACGCTTTGATCATGTGTTGGATGCCGTCGCTTTATTGGGTGCTGATAGGCCAGCTGTAGGCACCTTGTCTGACTTGAATGCTTTACTGGCTAAGCGATCCGGGTCTACCGGGGGTCATAGGGTAGCATTTGAAACCATTGCTGGAACCAAGGTAAAGAGTAAGAAAAGCAGTTTCACGATTCCAAAGGAGGATGAATCTGAAATGGACAAAGACGATGTGCAAAAACTCGTTGATGCTGCCCTAAAGCCATTAAGCGAAGCAAATGTTTTGTTGACCGGAGAGTTAAAAACGGCCAATGAGAAGATTGCTAAGTTTACGACTGATAAGGCAGATGGCGAGAAAACTGTGTTGGAGGAAAAGGTTAAGCTGGCCCGTAAGGCAGTCACCGACGTTCTCGACGCAGCGGTGCGTTCAAAGGCAATGAGCCCAGCGACTCGTGAAACATACGAGAAGCAGATTGGACTCAATGAGGATGAGCGTGTTCTTGAAATCAAGGTGGAAGACATTAAGGTCATGTTCAAGGTCAAAGACCCTGACGACCAAACTGGACTCCACGGCGACAATGAGGATGAAGGCGACAATCCCGAAGCAGAGTTGATGGCTTTGACGCGTAAGTGTCAAGCTGCCAATCCTGACACGAGTTTTGATGTTGCTTTGAAACTCACTTGTGCAGCTAACCCAAAGCTGCATGTCGCATACCTCAATGCTAATGGGAGCGACTCATGACTGTTGAAAGAAATTACGAGACACTCACGATTGTCGCGTCCCAAGACCTGTCAGCACACCAGTTTAAAGCTGTGGACTTATCCGGGGGAGTGGCAATCAATTCGTTGATTGCTGTTGGCATCCTCCGTACCAAAGCCCTAGCTGGTGATCACGCTACCGTCGCCTACAAGGGACAGATGAAAGCGTTTGCCGGAGCAGCTATTGCTTCTGGTGCTCAGGTTGGGGTTACGGCATCTGGGTTTTTAATTAGCGTTGCCACTTCGCGGTATGTAGGCATTTGCCTTACTGCTGCGGGTTCTGGTGACATTTTCCCGTTTGTGGGTGACTTTAACATGGGCTTAATTGCCTAAGGAGGGTTCGACAATGCCACAATCAACAGGTCGTGACCTTCACCTTGATAGGTTACTTTCACAAATGGCCATTGGGTTTATGGAGGCTGATACTATTGCCGGCACTATCGCGCCGACAGTACAGGTCGATAAGCAGTCTGACGCATACAGTGTTTTTTCTCGCGCTGATGCTCTGCGGACTGAAGAAGACAAGCGTTCTCCGGGAACCGAAGCAAACAAGATCACTCGCACAATCTCTAGTGATACATACTACGCGCAGAACTACGCGCTGAAGTTGCCTATTACTATTGAGGATCGCGAGAATGCCGATCCTGTTTACAGGCAAAATCTCTGGAACGACGCTGCTGCGTATGTTACCCGGAAGCTACAGTTGAGTTGGGAAGTGCGTGTTGCTGCCCTGGTCAATAATACAGCTAACGTGGGATCAAGCGCAGGTGTAGCGTCAGGCTGGAATAATGCTGCTAGTTCCGATCCAATTGGTGACATGCTGACCGCAATGGACAATGTCCAAGACCTTACCGGCACGAGGCCAAATCGGCTCGTGTTTGGTGGTAATGCCTGGCGGACACTACGCAGGAATGAGCAGATACTTGACCGGGTTCATGGAACCACTGCTCCACAGGGTTTCGCTACCAAGCAACAGGTAGCCAATCTTTTGGAAGTAGCAAACATCCATGTTGGCGAGGCGTATCGTAATACAGCGAATGAAGCACAGGCTGAAACACTTAGCCGGGTGTGGACTGATAATGTGCTGTGCTGCTACACGCCAGACTCACCTAGTCGTGATCTGCCTTCGTTCATGTACTCTTACAGATGGGCTACTGGCGGCTTGCCGAATATGGCTGCCGAGCGTCATCCGTTTGACCCTAAGACCAAGACTGAAGAAGTCGAGGTTTGGGTACTATCAGGATGAAAAGATTACTGGTAGTGAGTATGCGTTCTTGCTTCTGGCGGTGAATTCTAGCACTTAATCGCTCTGGTGCTAGTTCTGTTGGGGACATGTCATGCCGACCTCTGTCCCCAGTTTTGAGGAGAAATAAATGTTAATGCCAACTGGTTTAAGTAATAAGGAAAGGGAGGCGTACATCAAATCCCATCCCAATCCAAAGCGTACTATCAACCCGCGTATCACCAACAAGCACGTCGGGTTGCGTAGTCCAAAGCCTGAAGCAAAGGCCAAGCCTAGTGCTGCGTCCAGTAGATAAGCAATCTGGGCGTAAGCGTCAGGTCAATGAACAAGACCGGGGCAAATTGTCTCGGGAAAAAAAGAAAGCTGACTGGGACCGGAGAAATCCTAACAGTAAGTGGACATAATTCCTACTAGGAGAATGCAATGCATATTGTTATACATGCGGGTGGAATCCCGTTTAATGGCGAAACGATCAAGGAACGGTCGCTTGGGGGCAGCGAAAGTGCTGCCTATTATGTTGCGATAGAACTAGCAAAGAAGGATCACAAAGTCGTAGTGTTCACCGAGCATGAAACCGGAGGCGAGTGGGATGGGGTTACTTACATCCCTATGGGGCCGCGCAATGCTCAAACTCCTTTGGGGTCAGCTTGGCACTTCTATTGCAACAATACTCCGCATGACATTAACATAGTCCAGCGACAACCGGGCGCGTTCTCAATCCCTATCCAGTCCAAGGTTAATCTCTGGTGGGCCCACGACATCGCGCTGAAACGACACAATGATGCGTTCATGGCGCAGACTTGGGGAACAGATAGAATCCTCCCAGTTAGCAACTGGTTCAAGAATCAGATCGTAGAATGCTGGAACCCTAACCCGGACACAGTAACGCCGATCCATAACGGCGTGGACTACTCGCTGTTTGAGCAGTTTGAGTTGAAGGATAACTCGCATGCCCATATGGGTGAAGGTGAGAAGCCAATCACCATGATATACTCATCCCGCCCTGAGCGTGGGCTGGATCGGTTGGTGATGCCCGGTGGCATCATGGAACAATTGTTAGAGAAAGCACCGCACATCAAACTTAAAGTCTGTGGCTATGAGCACCCAGTTCCGAATCTGGAAGGGTTCTATGGTATGCTACGGGAAAGGATTGAGCAGCTGCCAAACTGCGAACACATCGGAGCCTTGACTAAAATCGACCTCGTAAAACTTATGTGTACGGAAGCAGATGTTTGGTGCTACCCTACTGAGTTTGAAGAGGTCAGTTGCATAACAGCGATGGAAGCAATGGCAGCTGGTCTTTACATAATGACCACCAATACAGCGGCGCTCCCGGAGACTATTGGTGATTATGAGAACTGTTATATGCTGGGGTCACAAGACAAGGTGATTGAAAAATTCGTGGAGCGCCTATCTACTTTCAGCAATAGGTTTCGACGTAGACCACGACGCAATTATACGTGGGCCCAAACTGCTGGCGAGATTGAGTATATCGTCGATGAGATACTGGATGCTCAGTCGGACATAGACGCTAAGGCAAAGCATTTCCTGCATATCTCCGACATAGCTATGCTGGACTGGATGCCCGTTGTCCCGGACGTAGTGTTGGAGGAAATGAAGCTGTATGACTTCCGTAACGACCAGGCAGCGTATGCTGTGCACTATGCGGATGGAACTGAGGAAATGTATGATGGTCCTGACTTCGTATATGAGGGCGAAGGATTCATCAATCACCCCCGGTTCACCCAAGTCGCAGCCTCAATACAGAAACTGGAGCCGGGTAGCCGCGTGATCGATTACGGCTGCGCCCACGGCCACTTTACCAACTATCTCGCCAAGATGTTCCCCGAAATTAAGTTCACTGGTATTGATGTTAGTCCCGCAGCAATTAAGTGCGCTGAGGCTAAGATGAAGGAAATGGAACTGACTAACGTCGAGTATGTGCTTGATGATTGGCTGGATGAAAAAGGTCTTGCTGTTCTGAGAGAGGCAGTAAGTTGCGATCTCATCATCCTCGGAGAACTGCTGGAGCATGTTCCTGACCCGGGTTACTTTATGGATATTGTCCGGGGCATCGTCGGTGACATCAAGGTAGTGGTCACCACTCCATTCGGGCCGTGGGAAGCAAACTCCTACGTTAAAGAGTATCCAAAGCGTTATCATCTTCACCATTACGAGCGCCAAGACCTTCAGGAGATGTTTAGTCATCATGCTGACTTTGAGGTGTTGTGCCTCCCGGCTGGGCCGAATACGTTTGGTGAGGTGCTGGGATGGTACGTTACCACCTTTACCTTTACGGACAGCGAGCAGTCCTGTAAGGCAATCAACCGGGCGCGTAAGTACCGGGAGACTGTGCCGTGGAAGCAGACAGTCAGCTTCTGCGTTATTGCTAAGGATGCCCAGTACGACATTCCTCGGTTACTGCTGAGCGTGGCGCCTGTAGTGGATGAAATCATTGTTGGGGTAGACAAAGGCACTACGGATGAGACCTTTGAAGCAATCAGGAGTCTTAATCTCGGCAACAGGTCGCCTAAACTGCCGATCACGGTATTCACCATTCCCTCTCCTACTGAGATTGGTTTCGATGCTGCCCGGAATCTTGTGATCGAGAAGGCAAAGATGCAGTGGATCATGTGGGCTGACTGTGATGAGGAACTAATTGGAGCAGAGCGTGTCCCTAAGTATTTGCGCAATAACGGTTGGGACGGTTACGGGATACCACAGCATCACTTCGCTGTAGAGCCTCTAGGCGTACTCAGCACTGATTTCCCGGTACGACTGTTCAGGCGCACCGATAAGGTAAGGTTCAAGGGAGTAGTACACGAGCACCCAACTCTCGTAGCTGATATCAATAAGGGTGTGGGCTATGCGTGGGTGGTCCACGAGTTGCACTTCACCCATCACGGCTACCCGACCGAGCCAGTACGCAGAGCTAGGTTCCAGCGCAATATTAGCTTAATGGCCCGGGATCGTGAGGAGAACCCTGAACGCATTCTCGGCAAGTTCCTTTGGGTCAGAGACCTAGCACTGATGTGCCGATTCGAGATGCTGGATAATGGTGGGATGGTAAGTCCCGAGATGCAGCAGAAAGCTCACATGGGCCTTGAGCTCTGGGAGAAAATACTGGATGAGCATAGTGATCATCCACAAACTATACGGATGGTGAAGGACCACTTGGAATTTTACGATACGCTAGTCAACATTATGGACCAAGGCTTTACCTTCAAAATGAAGTTGGCAAGTGGAATGAGCGTGAATGCGCCGCAACTGGATCAGATGCCTGAGTTGGGTGCGCGTTTCTTAAACAAAAGGCATCTGGATAAGTTTCTTTCAATTGTGATTGACAGTGAGGTAGGAAATTATGGACAGAAATATCTCTGAATCAGAGGTAGCGGAGCAGTTTCTAAAATTAGAAGGCACGTTCATTCGTACAATTACCCGGGCGAATGGCGATGTTGACCGGAAGGTGCTTCCAAATATCGTAACAGCTGATGGCCTGAACAATCTGGCGAACAGGGCCATTGCTGATACGGGATCGAAGTATGGCTGGCTGGCCATTGGTACAGCTAACTATACTCCACATATCAATTCTCAAGAGATTCTGGAGTGTAGCCGCAAGGTTGGTGCTGTTGTCGGTAACTCTTTTGAATTGATTGTTGTAGTTGCTACTTGGGGTGGGTCTGCTGACTCGGTTTCGAGTAACCAGCTTGAGATGGCTGGTATTGCTAATCACCAGACGTCAGGTTCAGGTCACTATCTGAATGTGGCTAATGGTTTGAGTACTGTATTGGCTAACTCTGACTTCCTGCATCTGGAAGTACAGGTCCAAGTCGGCTCGCACGCAGTACCATAACGAGTATTGGGGCGACCAGCCCCATTTCTCTTTTGAGCCCTGACTAATGTCTAGGACTAAACAACTCGTATTGGATGCATCTATTGATCCAAGTGAACCTGTCGAGGCACAGGCTGTATTCACTCTGGATGCGACATCCTATTCTGGTGATGAAAATACCAATATCCAGATTTTCATAGATCGTGCTACGCGAACTGATCAGCAGTTAACGGTAGATTGGGCTGTTACTAATGCCTCAGTTATCCCGGCGTTTGGCACTGCGTTATTTCTCCCTGGAGAGTCACAGGTATCTATAGTGGTAGCTGCTCAGGAAGTAGACACCAATGAGCTTGGTGATGTTACGCTGGCCAATCCGCTATATGTTAGTGGCCCGGTATCTAATCCATTGTTAGGGAATCCTCAAACTGCTGCGTTTTCTGTAGTTGATACAGATCAACAGTTGAAAGGATGGCACCCCGGTCACTACATGAAGACGCAGGGAGATCACTCCAATCCCGATCAAGATGCTTATTTTGATCCTATTCTTACCGGAAGTTCTGGCATCACTCGTATGGATGAAATACCTGAGACATGGGGTGCGTTCATCGCATTTGCTTGGGGTACGCTTGAAACCACTGAAGGCGTTTATGACTGGACTCGACTGGATACTGCCATAGCTGCCTTAGAAGCAATGAACGGAGCATTCGGGCATAACTACTACATTGCAGTTGCACTTGAATGGAAGAACTTTGGTCAAGACAATAGATCAGAACAAGGGCTGATAGATCACGCAGCACAGTTAGCACCCGATAACATAACGGCGGCAGGAGATATATATCCATACCCTGACAGTGCTGGTGATCCCAATTTTCCTGATGCTGGTACGGTAAGTGGATTTAATTGTGCTGTTTGGGAGACTAGTGTAATGACTCAGTGGATTAACTTCATGCAAGCCTTTGCTGATAGATACGATGACAATCCCACGGTAGAAGCGGTGTTTACCACCGAGACTGCGCTCAGTTGGAAGCAAGAAGACCCTGCCGGTTACAGCGACGAGAAGTATGACCAGCAGATAGGAAGGCTAATAGAAGCAGTAGGGCCGATGTTTTCTAAAACTAATGTTGCTCTTGGCTGGAACTTTGGCGTCTGGAGGGATAATACTGAAGTCCCGAGCGGCAATCCCGTTGATGAAGCAGACCTCATAGAATTGTGCTACCAGAATGGTGTTGGTCTTCACGGCCCTGATACTGACAAAGATAAAGCCCTAAGTAAACTATTCAGAGGCGATGGTAGTGGCTATGGTGTTACTGCAATCAGGGATTACCGGGGAACAATGTACAAAAGCAATGTCGTCTCGAAACCAAACTTAGGTGGCAAGGATGATCTTGGTAGTGCATCTAATGCGCTAGAGATTCACACTCATGGTATACCGAACACACACACCTTCTGGGTGACTACTGCTAATGGTGCTCAATACGATTGGGATGCAATCAAAGCTGCTATTCAAGTAGAGTCATCGCCGGTAATAGGCGATTCTCCCTGCCCATCGCAATATATAGGCTGTCAATTATGAAAGTTAGAACAAGTTCAGGAGTTATCGAAGCAGACACTACGGCAACTGACATCACCTTCACTGGCGCAGGTGTGTGCAATGCTGCGATCTTTATTCCTTGCGGCGCAACGGTTGAAGATGCTTCTCAGCTTGACGTTATGGGGGGTATTGGGTTCACGGACTTCACAGTTCAAACCTGCATCAACTTCAGTGGCGACAATGCTGTCACGCCAGCGGACACCAACAATTTCCACAGACATCACGCAACACTCGGTGCAGTTTGGATTGAAGATACTGGTAACACAATAAAGAGATCAGCTTCGTTGAGTGCTATTACCAACGGTATCCGCATAACGCCCCAAGAAAGTGGTGCTGCACAATCGTTTATCGTTATCTGTTTCTTCGGCGGCACTTGGGATTGCTTCACTCTTGATGTCACCAAGACCACCGCACAAACGGAAGTCAGGGCGCACGGTTTGGGCACGAAGCCTAATGTAGGATTCTTCTCTCACGCTAATACTTATAATGGTGGAGGCAATAGCGGACACCGTTGTTGGGGGTTCATGTCGGACGAGGGAACTCTTGAACAGGCAGCGGTGATGGGCATGTCTTTGAATAATGCTGGTGGGACCTCAATAGGCAGTCAGATACATACTAGCCGATGTGCCGGTCAGACGCAGAGTAATGGAGTTATGCAAGAAAGTTGCGAGATCACCAGCAACGATGCGACCAACACGACTTTTTCAATGCGCGATGTGAATTGGACTAACAAGCCGTTGATTGGACTGTTGGGTTTGATTGATGAAACCACAAATCTTGCAATGGTCAACAGTCCCAATTCAGCCGCAGTCGACTGGAACGTGAACGACAACAGTTTCATATCACAGGCAGTGATTGGAGTGCTGACGAGAATGCTGGTAATCGACACCACATACAATGATGACAACGCATCAGCACAGGCTTATTTCTGCATGACCGAAGAAGGTGAGGAATGTAGCGTTAGTTGGCGCGATAACGACGATGCTGATCCCACCGAGCTTGATAACGAGTGCCGGTCAGCAGATATTATTTTAAAGGCAGCAAGTGGTGCAACAGACGATTATGACTTTGATAACCCGACATTCACTTCGGATGGTTTCGACATCGCCGCAGTTGACATCCAAATAGCAAGTGCCACAACGCACATATTTCCAATGCTGTTCATTGGACAAGAGGACACTGGCGGTGTCGTTATCAACCGGGTGCTGACTGAGACCACTGCTATAACTGACCCAGTCCCGGGCACATTACTGCGGCAGAGGATTCCCGGGGATCGTATCGAGCTATTGAGTGATGGAGTGTTTCTTTATACGGCTCTGGGACGGTTGCTGTTTGATAATTTTGAAGTCGATGATGCGTTTACTTTAAGAAAGATTGTTGATGATCAATTGAGTCAAGTCTCTGATCTGACTGATGCTCTCGATATAATGCGACAGGTTTTCCGGCAAGTATCTGAAGCAATATCTGTTGGGGATAACGTCAACACTTCAGTGGCACTAGCCCGGTTGAATACTGATTCATTATCAACGTCTGATAGTCTTGCTCAATTATTGGAGAGGCAGAGAACAGTGGATGACTCAGTCACATTGAAGGACTTCTTTGCTAAGATAGTAACTGTGGGGGAATCGCAACAGACGTTTGCAGTGTTACTGGAGGAGATACTGAACATAGCTGATACGCCACAGTTAGCTTTCCATGGCACTAATAACCGAGATTTTGCTGATACTATTTCAGTCGCTGAGTTCATCGCACTCAACCACATTAGGCAACGAGTGATGCTTAGCGAGGCTGGCGTGATTGATTCTGCTCTAGCTAACGCATCCCGACATCAACAGACTCTTGATACGTTAAGCAATACGGATGCGTTGGTTCCGGTTAGGCGTAGGACAAGACAGCCTGCTGTTGATTCATTAAGCACTAGTGACTTATCAGATTCATTCTCAGTCAGGGGCAGGAGACTGTTTCTTAATCTTAATGATGAATTAGACATTCTGGATGGGAATTCATTTGCTATGAGTGATGATATCCTGGTTACTCGTAGTGCTATTATCAATATTGCGTTGAATACGGACACACTTACCTTAGTTGATTTCCTTCGTGCTTCGAGTGGGACTCTGCTTCCCCCGGCTGATATCTGTATTGAACATGGTATCCAGAATCAGTAATGAGTGCTGGTGATTATGTAGTACGGCGCAATTCGTCAAACACGGATACGATTGCCAATGCCTCTGGTGACCTGACTGCTATATGGCCTGATGCTGTAGCTAATGTCGGCTCGGGCATCACGCATTCTTCTGGCGTATTCACGCTAGGTGAAACTGGTCGCTTCTTGGTTTTGTGGTCAGACTATATCGTATCTGCGGATGGGCAGAATGCTCGCATTGGTATTGAATCCCGAATCAATTTTGCCGGATCAGATATTGTCGCGGGATCATGTCACGGTTTCTTACGACTGAATGGACAGACTAATGACTATGTAGTAAATGGCGCGGCGATTCTTGATGTCGCTAGTACAACTGGCAATGGCGATGAGTTCTTTATTCACCATGTTCGTGATGACAATATAACTGCCTCGCCATTGCCCAGTCGTGTGACAGGTGAGTTGGCTGGCGTCACGATTATTAAACTGGATGATTCGTGGAGCTATGGACTCTACAGTTCATCAGCAGCAACCACGACCAGCGCGACAGACAATACTGCTACTACCTGCAACATCCAGACCGAGGATTTAGAGACTGGCGTATTCACGCGTACCACGAACAGTGTGGATATGGCTACCACTAACCCTGTGCTGGCCGTTTATTCGATGCGGGTATCGACACATAACACCGCCAACCGTACTGAGACACAAGCACGATTAAATCTTAATGCAGGATCAATTGTTCCTGGATCATGGTTACAGTCGTATGGGCCGCGCAACAGTAATTCCCTATCACAAGCAGCAATGTCAGGGATGTGTCTGCTATATCCGGCATCAGGGGATGATGTAACGCTTGAACTTATGTCCCGTGAGAATGGTGGTGATGATTGGGACTGCGTTCTACAACTGGTTGAGCTTCCATCTGGTGCTGAAACTGCTGCCTATGAAGCAACAACAGGCGACTGGCATCCGGGAACAGATGCTGAGTTTATCTGGGACACTATTAAGAACTCAGATGCAGACTTCACTACCAATACGACTGACTCTGATATTCGAGTAGATACTGCTGGCGATTATATCGTTGCGGCAGGGCAAGCCTATACCACCAATACGACTGAAAATGTAACTCGTGCTGTACCGGATGCGCGATTCCGAGTCAATACAACAAACAATATTTACGCAGGCACCACCAGCTATAGCCGCAACAGCGGTCAGGCAGGCCATCCAGCAGTTAATTTTGGTACGTTGCTGACTGGATTATCTGCTGCTGATGATATTGCGGTTTGGAACCGTGATGTATTCAGCCAAAATACCGGGGAGGTGCTCAACGAGTCCGGTGCGTTCTCCGTTATACGTTTAAGCAGTTTGTTTTCTGCCGGACCGAGTATCACCAATCGAACTCTTACTGATAATACTATAGCAGTCACTGACCCGGGTGACCTACCGTTAAGACTACGTGACCGGGGGCAAGCTGATTCAATCACTGCTACGGATGCTGATGATTCCTTTAAGCTGGCGCCTCGGATACAGTCTGATGCTGCGGCTTTAGATTATTCAGCAGAGACAATCCGTAAGCGTACAGTAACGATACTGAATAATGTTATTGAAACGCAGATCATTGATAGTGTTATAGCAATAAAGTCCATCGCGCCTAATGCAGTATTGATAACAGATACGATTGAAGTAACAGATAACAATATTGAACTTCGTTTAAGATTCCGGGAGCAACTAGACTCTGCTGAATTAACAGATGCCATAGAACGATCAGTCCTTAGCCCACGCACTCTATCTGATAGTGCTGAAGTAACAGATGCTCTTGAAGCGTTACGATTGCGGGAGCGATTACAGACTAATGATTTCGCAGTAGTTGATGCTCAAGAATCATTAAGACTGCGCAATAGGTTACAGACTGATGATTTGGCTGCTGTTGATTTCCTAGAAGCAACTAGGGCAGGAACTCAAAATCGTATATTGTCTGACTCTGCTGAAGTAACGGATGACAGCATTGAACTCCGGTTGCGAGATAGAGCGCAGTCTGATTCCTTAGAAGCAGCTGATGCTGACGAACAACTGCGCGAACGGAATAGGTCACAGTCTGACTCCTTAGAAGTAACTGATGCTGATGGTTTCTTCAAACTGGCTGATCGAAGTTTATCTGATTCGCTAGAAACAACTGACGCTGATGACTTCTTTAAGTTGGTTGATCGAAGTCTATCTGACTCCTTAGAAGCAGCTGATGCTGATGACTTCTTTAAGTTGGCTGGCCGAAAGCAGTCTGA